TAACACCGGTAATTGTTACAGTAACATCGTTGTCTGGTGTTAAAAGAAAATTACTGTTGGCATCTTGAATTGTATTACCAGGAATCACATGCACATCATTGACTTCGTGTGTATTTGGTAGGCCTTGACCCCAATTACCCAATTCTAGCGTGTCGTTGCTCATGTTATAGGTTATACTGCTAAATGTTGCACCATCGCCTGTGACAAGTGCAGGACTAATATTGAACTGATTATTGACAGTGAAGAACGCAAGGTCAGCTTTTACATTGGGAATGATTGTGTTAAAGTTACTGAAGTTAGAGTAGAATGCTGACTTCATTGCTGACACGGTGTTTACATCGCCTTCAACGCCTTCGTCTAAGATAACTTCGTCAATGATCTTTTCTACAAATGTCTTGAGTGTTGCAGTGGGGGTTTGTATATCCCAGTCAGTGCCATCAGTGACAACCACCAACATTGCCACAACATCACTGCCGGTCAAGCCTGTTACCTGGAAGTCATCAGTGTTAGTACTGGTGTCAATAACGCTGGAAGGTGACGCTGTGGATTTGTAAATTACCAGTTTGTTGATAGGACCATTCTCATCATCGGTGTTGTTATACATGGTACCATAGTGTGCTCTAAAGCCCTTGTATGGTTCTAATAATGTATCTACGTCGGCCAATAAATCTGTGCCACTGGTATCTCTAATTGTTTTGCCTGCGGGTAATACTAGGTCACCATCTGTGCCAAACTTCCATACACTTACTACGCCTTCGTTAATGCTAGAACCAATTTCAACACCTTGTTGTGTAGTTGGACTTGATCCATAAAGTCCTGGCATCTTAACATAGTTGTAGTCATCGCCAAAGTACAAATCAGTTGACGAATTTTGTCCTGCTGGACGCATGATGTGTAAGTGTGAAGGTCCGCCAACTTCTGGCATGGCACCGAACTCAATGCCGCCACGAGCAGTTGTCATAGTAACAACACCATCAGTGCCTACGCTAACAGAATATATAGAGCCTTCTGAGCCTGTGTTTGTTATTTCATTTGTTGGTCCACTGCCGCCAGTGGGTGTTATCCACTCTGTGCTATAATCAGTGCTGTCAATTTTAGCAAGAACTTGTCCTACTGTACCACCTGTTGGTACGCCTGGTCCTTGTGCTCCATCTTCACCAGCAGGTCCTTGTGCTCCATCTGCTCCTGGTTCGCCTTTTGGACCTGGTGCGCCATCCGCACCGGCAGTGCCGGCGCCACCAGACATAATGTCAGTGCTAGTATTATTGGCGCCTGTGGTAAGATCCAAGTAGAATCCTCTGCCATTTCCGCCACCTTCAAAAAATCTTAGTTTATTCTCATAGACATCAATGATAACATTTCCAGCAATAGTACTGTTTGGTGCTTTGGCGAGTTCTATTTCGCCGCCTTCAATGCCCGAAGCGCCTGTAACAGCCAAACGATTAAATGATACACTGTCACTTGTGTTCAACGTTTGATTGGCAGTAAATAATGTTGGCTGGCCTGTTAAGTCAGCATACGCACCGCTTGTAGCAACAGCGGCAAAGCTGGGTTTGCCTGTAATGCTGGTCCAGGTAGTAGGTCCGCCGCCGCCGCTCCCACCACCATTGATTAGTTCACCACCTGCTGTGACACCATCATGGTAGTACAAGTATCCGTCTCGGTAGGTGATCTCACCTAAACGCCCAGGGTGATCGCTTGGCGTACTATCATTGACCCTAAAGGTATAAATTTTACGAATTGTCATTTTTTCGTCCTATATTTGCCTAATTTTTTTGGCATTGGAATATTTACCAATTTGCCCGTTTTATGGACAAACAGCCTCTTGCTTTAATTTGCAATCATAAGTATAATAACAACATGCACACAAAGAAAACGTGCATATTGTTTTAGTCCGCATTAGAGGGCTTAACACTCAACTTAAAGGTAAAACTCATTATGGCAACTTTAGCAGAAATCCGCGCTCGACTATCCGAGCAAGCACAAAAATCCAGTGGTACTAATCAAAGTACAGGCGACAACGCAATTTACGCACATTGGAATATCCCAGAAGGCACTTCAGCCTCACTTCGCTTCCTCCCAGACTCAGATGAAAGTAACACATTCTTTTGGCGTGAACGTCAGATGATTCGTATTCCATTCTCTGGCGTTAAAGGTCAGGATGAGAACAAGAAAGTTGTTGTACAAGTACCTTGCGTTGAAATGTGGGGAGAAACATGCCCAGTACATGCCACTATCCGCCCATGGTTCAAAGATCCCAACATGGAAGCACTAGGCCGCACATACTGGAAGAAACGCAGTTATGTTTTCCAGGGCTTTGTTGTCAACAGTCCAATGGAAGAACAGAGCACTCCAGAAAATCCAGTGCGTCGTTTCATCATCAGCCCACAGATCTTTACCTTGATCAAGCAAGCCCTGATGGATCCAGACATGGAAGAATTGCCAACCGACTACCAACGTGGCACAGACTTCCGTCTTAATAAGACACAAAAGGGTGGCTATGCTGACTACTCTACAAGTGGTTGGGCACGTAAAGAACGTGGCTTAAACGAAACAGAACTGCAAGCAATTGCCACACATGGTTTGTTTAACTTAAACGACTTTATGCCCAAGCGTCCAGGCATTGATGAGCAAAGAGCCATCATGGAAATGTTTGAAGCCAGCGTAGATGGTCAGTTGTATGATCCAGAAAAGTGGAGCAAGTTTTACCGTCCAAGTGGCGTTCAGATTGCCAACGCAACTGGCGCAGTAGCAGATCCAGATGAGGACACAGTAGCAAGCAAGCCAGCACCAGTTGCGGCCCGCCCTGCTCCGACTCCACCACCTGCTCCACAAGCAACAACCACAGCCGCTCCTGCCGCTGACGCAGGTGCAAAGCCCAGCGTTGACGACATCCTTAAGATGATTCGCAGCCGTTCAGCTTAATTGAACACAATGAGGGTAGTGACCTACCCTCATTTTCATCTTAAAGGAATAATATGACAAAAGCATTTGATGTCTCTAAATTTAGAAAGAGCATTACAAAAAGTATTGAAGGCCTAAGTGTAGGCTTTAATGACCCAACGGATTGGGTATCAACAAACAACTTTGCACTAAACTATTTGATCAGTGGCAATTTTAATCACGGTATCCCAATGGGCAAGGTTACTGTATTTGCCGGCGAGTCTGGTGCAGGAAAAAGTTTCATCTGTAGTGGCAACTTGGTTGCTAACGCACAAAAACAAGGCATCTTTCCAATCTTAATTGATTCAGAAAACGCACTAGATGAGAAATGGTTACATGCACTAGGTGTAGACACAGCAGAAGACAAGTTGTTAAAACTCAACATGGCCATGATTGATGACGTTGCTAAGATGATTAGCGAATTTGTTACACAATATAGAGCTATGCCAGAAGACAACCGCCCTAAAGTCCTGTTTGTGCTTGACTCACTAGGTATGTTGCTGACACCAACTGACGTTAACCAGTTTAACGCAGGTGACATGAAAGGTGACATGGGTCGTAAGCCCAAGGCACTGACAGCACTGGTTCGTAATTGTGTAAACATGTTTGGTGACTTGAACTTGGGTTTAGTAGCAACCAACCACACATACGCAAGTCAAGACATGTTTGATCCAGACGACAAGATATCTGGTGGACAAGGCTTTATCTATGCAAGTTCAATCGTTGTTGCTATGCGTAAGCTCAAGTTGAAAGAAGACGAAGACGGTAACAAGATTTCAGAAGTCAAAGGTATTCGTGCCGCATGTAAAATCATGAAAACACGCTATGCTAAACCTTTTGAAAGTGTACAAGTTAAGATTCCGTACGAAACAGGCATGAACCCTTACAGTGGTCTAACAGACTTGATCGAAGGCAAAGGCATGTTAAAAAAGGAAGGCAATAGTCTTGTTTACACAACCACAGATGGCGAGATTATCAAGAAGTTCCGCAAAGGTTGGGAACGTAACGATGATGGTTGCCTAGATACAGTAATGGCAAATATCACTGCTAATCCTCATATCTTTGACAAGAGTGTTCCACAGGAAGCACCCGAAGTAGTCGAGGAATAAATGATTAAGAAACTTATGCAAAGATTGGGCCGCCATAGAGTAATCATGGACAGGCAATCAAATGAGCCATACCTTGAACGCTACTATGTTTTTCTTAAGGATCGTACATGGTTTCCATTTAATATCTTTGTTCATAAGTTTCTTAAAAGTGATCCTGATCATTTGCATGACCACCCGTGGCCGTATTTTACATTAATTCTAAAAGGCGGCTACTATGAATGGGTTCCTTACTATGATAAGGACAATAACAAAATGACTGAAATTTGTAAGTGGCGAGGCGCCGGTCACTTCCGTATTTGTAAAGAAACTAGCTATCACAGAATTGATTTGAATCCTGATATCACAGCATGGACATTGTTTATGCCTGGTCCTCAAAAAAGAGAATGGGGATTCATGGTCAGAAACAAGTGGATCCATAACACTGATTACCTGGCAAAAATGGCTAAACGAAAGTAATGTATTGACTAAGTATCGCAGTTATCAATTTGATACAAAAATTGGAGATAAAAATTATAATGATTGATTCAGGAGAAATGCTAGCTCAAATGTGGCTGGCAATCAAACCCTACATTGATAAGAAAGAAAGAAACGATGCGGCACTTAGTTTCCTACGAGCCGCAGAAGATTTCGTAGACTTAGAACAGTCCAGAGAAGATGCTGGAGAGGCTGACAGTGCATTACATAGTGCCTTTGCTGAATTGCTAGGCGATGAAGAAACAGAAGACGACACAGAAGAGGATTTCTAATGAGTCAATGGTACAGGAAGGTTACTGCAAACATCGGTGAGCTTCCTGATTGTATTGCTTTTTTTGAAGGTGAACTTCAGCAAGGTCGACGAGAATTACACATAACCGGAAGTCTTGAGAAAGCAGCCAGAGAGATGCCGGGCATAGTAGAGTATCGCTTTAACCAGTTACAAGAAGTTGAAGCCATACTTGAACAGCTTAACATTGAATTGCGTAAACTTCGTAGTGCAAAGTTTCGACAATTTACAGAACACTACAACAGAGCATTGACTAGTCGTGATGCAGAGAAGTATGTTGATGGCGAACCAGAAGTGGCAGACATGGACAGTATTGTAAATGAGTTTGCACTAGTAAGAAATAAATTTATTGGCCTCACCAAAGCACTTGACAACAAGCAATGGCAGATTACCAATGTTGTCAAACTACGTGTAGCAGGCATGGAAGATGCAGAGCTTCGCTAATCTGCTTAAAAAATAGACAATCTTTAGTTCTTGTTGCAAAAATACAACAAAATCGGGGCAAAAATCAGTTGACCTTTGGCTCAAGATCGCTTATAATCAATACATGGACAGCAAAAAGAGGGCAAAACAACCTATGTTGCTTAAAAACAACATAACAAAAAAGAGGTTGCTAATTGTCTCAAAAGCGCATATAATAGAGTTTGTGTTTAACAATTCCACGCAAAGGAAATCAAAATGTCAGCTTACATTACTATTAACGACGGCAAATATCGTAACTTTAACGTTGCGGGCCAAACATTTCAACTAGTAGCAGATTTCAAAGAAGGTACCGATGGTGCCGGCTATGTTACTGTTAAAAACAACGGCGCCTTCCCAGGAATGCCAGAAGTTGTTCGTATTAAAGTTGCTTCTATGCAAGACGTGATTCCGGCCAGTGCCGCTGATTGTGCTACTACCAGCATTGAAGCCAATTACGAAACCCCTAAGCGCAAGGAAAAAGCAATGCAATTAGAGACAGATGAGCAAGCTATTGAGCGTATCCGTGAACGTTTTGACATCTTGGAAGAGATGACAGAAGGTGCAGTAGACGGCACCGTCCGTGCTATGATTGTTGTAGGCCCTCCTGGTGTGGGTAAGAGCTTTGGTGTTGAGAAGGTACTTGACAAGAGTGCCATGTTTGACAAGATTGGTGGACGCCGTCCACGTTATGAAGTTGTTAAAGGTGCAATGAGCGCCATTGGTTTGTATTGCAAGCTTTACAATTACAGTGGTGAAGGCAATGTGTTAGTATTTGACGACTGTGACAGTGTGCTGATGGATGAGCTGTCACTTAACATCTTAAAAGCGGCCTTAGACAGCTCTAAGAAACGTACAATTTGCTGGAACACTGACAGCCGTATGTTACGCTCAGAAGGTGTACCAGATCGCTTCGAGTTCAAAGGTTCTGCAATCTTTATCACCAACATTAAGTTTGAGAACGTGCGTTCTGCAAAGCTTAAAGATCACCTAGGTGCTTTGGAAAGCCGTTGTCACTATCTGGACTTGACACTTGACACGGCACGTGACAAGATGTTGCGTATCAAACAGATTATGTTGGATGGTATGTTGGACCACTACGAGTTTGAAGAAGGTGCCAAGCAAGAATTGTATGAGTACGTTGATACCAACAAAGACAAATTGCGTGAACTGAGTTTGCGTACAGTTATTAAGATTGCAGACTTGAAAAAGATGTGTGGTCCCGGCAACGACAAGTGGAAGCGTCTTGCAGAAACCACTGTTATGAAACGTGCATAAAGTTACCGACAGCTGACTATTTGCGTGGAATGAGGTCGGTGGGGAAAAGGTTCTTAGGAACCTTTTCTTTTGACCAAAATATATTTTTAGACCATTCAAAAAAACTGGTGGTTTTTAGATAAGTATACGAAACTCCCACTATCAGTTTCTCCGCTTTGGCATAATATGACTATACATTGCCTGCGGAGTGTGTTATTATATACTATGCCAGGAATAACAAGACTAGAAATCAAAGACGAAGTAAACATTAAGTTCCATGACCTAGATCCTAGTACTCGTCGTAAATGTGAATCAAAACTAAAGTATCAGTTGCCATATGCTTATCATGTGCCTGCTTTCCGATTAGGAAGGTGGGATGGTAAGATTGGTTTCTTTACTACAGCTGGTTCTACATACATTAACCTATTAGATAGGATATTGCCTATCTTGGACGAGGAAGGCTGGCATATTGAGATTGAAGACAATAGGCAACAGCATAATTTTAATTTTGTTGAAGTTACCGAGGATACGTTTAGCCACATACTTTGGCCTAAAGGACACCCTGCAGAAGGCCAGCCTATTGTAATTAGGGATTATCAAGTGGAGTGTATCAATCGCTATCTTGCTAATCCACATGGTGTTCAGGAGATTGCTACAGGCGCAGGCAAGACGCTTATGACGGCATCTATGAGTTTGTGCTGTGAGCCGTATGGACGCACATTGGTTATTGTACCAAACAAAGACTTGGTTAGACAAACTCATGCTGACTATGTTAACATGGGACTAGATGTTGGTGTTTACTTTGGTGATGAGAAAGACCTAGGGCATACACATACCATTGCAACATGGCAAAGTATTAACAGTCTTATTAAAAAGAACAAAGAAGGAACAAGTGCTGTTGGCATGGAAGCAATCACAGATGATTTGATTGCTGTAATTGTTGATGAAGTACACATGGCCAAAGCTGATGTGTTGCGTACTATGCTAACTGGTCCGTTTGCACATATTCCAATCCGTTGGGGACTAACTGGTACCATCCCCAAAGAAGAACATGAATACATTAGTTTGTTAGCAAGTTTAGGTCCTGTACTGCATAGGTTACAGGCAAGTGAATTACAAGACATGGGTGTGCTTTCACAATGCCATGTTAAGGTATTGCAATTTGATGATAAAGTAGAATATAAAACTTACCAAGAAGAATTGACTTATCTAACATCCAATGAAAAGCGCATGGATGAACTGGCCAAAACAATTGATGCAATTAGTCAAGCTGGAAACACTCTTGTACTGGTTGACCGCATTGCATCTGGTAAAATGCTAGTAGAACGAATACCAGACAGTGTGTTTGTCAGTGGTGCAATGAAAAGCAAAGACCGCAAAGAAGAATACGATGAGATTACTACAGCCGACAACAAAGTCATTGTAGCAACATATGGCGTGGCCGCTGTGGGTATTAATATTCCCCGTATTTTTAATTTGGTTTTAGTAGAACCTGGCAAGAGCTTTGTGCGAGTAATTCAAAGTATTGGCCGAGGTATCAGGAAAGCACAAGACAAAGACTTTGTACAAATTTGGGACGTTACAAGTACAGCAAAGTTTGCTAAACGGCATTTAGCCAAGCGTAAAAAGTTTTACGAAGACGCAAACTATCCATATCAAACAGAAAAGGTAATTTATAAATGAACATTTTAACAGTTGACAACACCACATACGACTTGGATAGACTACCAGAGGAAATTGACGAGGATCTTCGTTATGGTGTACTAGATTATTCAAACACATCTGAAGTTGATTACATGTTTGTTCCCTTGGTGTTCTTGGAAAGCTTCAGTTGCCCAGCGGCAGTACTAAGAATAGGCAAGCACGAACTAAAGGTTCCGTTAGACTGGTCATTAATCATTGGCGAAGCTGATCACGGAGAGCCAGAAGTTATCAATGTTATGAGTTTGAACGACCGTGGCTTCAGTGCATTTGTGTTTAATCCTATTAACGGATACAAACCAGAGTGGCAAAAAGTAGAAGTTATTAACATTTACCAAGAAGTCAAATGGTATGTGCCCAAGTTAAAGTTTGGTCATGTGTTGGCCGTGCCATTAGAGAAAAGCAA